TATGGTAACCAGAAATGTATTTAACTATTTATCAATAAATTTTATGACTGCACAAGAAGCACTATTGAAAATCAAAGCAATGTTTGCCGAGGCTCAGCCCGAGGTAGTTGCTGCCACTTTCGCCGAGTATGTACTCGAGGGAGGTGTTAAAGTAATGATTGACAAACTTGAACTTGGCGGTAAGGTTTCTATTGTTGACGAAGCTGGTAATGAACTTCCTGCTCCTGCCGGAGAGCATAAGCTCGCTGATGGCACGGTAATTACTTTGGATGAGAATGCCACAATCGTTGAAATTGAAAGCCCCGAGGTTCCAGTTGAAGAGCCAGAAACAGAAGTTGAACTCTTGAAAAAGAAGGTTGCCGAAATGGAAGCCCAACTTGCTGACTATGGTAAGAAAAAGGATGAGGCAAAGGTTATGATGGCTGACCAATCTGCTAAGTTCTCACAAGCTATTCAAGAACTTACTGATGTCGTTATCGAATTGACTAAGACCCCTCAGGTTGCTCCTACTCAACCCAAAGAAGTTTTCGAAAAGCATTTCCCAAGCAAGAATGACAAAATCTCTCGCTTTCTTTCAAATTACGCAAAATAATCTTTCAAAAATTAAAATTTAAGTAAAATGGCTTTTGACGTTTCAGCATTAGCAAACTATACCAAAGAGAATGAATCTCTGTTGGTAACTTCTTCCGTACTCGGAAGCAAAACCGCTTCCTTGATTAAGAGTCAAGGAAACGTAATGGTCGGTGTAAAATCAGCCGAGACCATTAACATTATGGATACTGACGCTATCTTCCAAGCTGGTGGTTCTTGCGGCTTTAATGCCTCAGGTTCTACTACCTTCACTCAGCGTACTGTAACCGTAGGTAAAATCAAAGTAAACGAGTCTCTGTGTCCTAAAGACCTGGAGGCTAAGTATCTCCAGAAGGCTCTGCCTGAGGGAAGCCGTTACGATTCTATCGCTTTCGCTGCTGACTATACAGACAAGAAGGCTGCTCGTATCTCTTCTCAGTTGGAAACTGCTATCTGGCAAGGTGCTACTGGTTCAGCTAACGTAAACCTTAATAAGTTCCAAGGTTTGGTTACCCTGATTGGTACTTCTGCTGTTGAAGCCAACAACGCTACTTATTACGGTGGTACTGCTACTGCAATCACTACTGCTAACGTAGTTGCCATCTTCGATGCCCTTTACAAGGCTATCCCTGCTACCGTTGTTGCTAAAGATGATATGACTATCTGGTGTGGTCAAGACGTTTTCCGTACTTACACAATCGCTCTGAAGAACGCTAATATGTTCAACTATGCTTTTGATGGTAAGGCTGACAGCGAGTTCTTCCTGCCCGGTACTCCAATCAAAGTCGTAGCTACTCCCGGTCTGAATGGTACTAACAAGATTTATGCTATCCGTTTGAGCAATATGTTCCTTGGAACTGACCTGCTTAATGAAGAAGAGCGTTTCGAGTTGTTCTATGCCAAAGAGGCTGACCAAGTTCGTTTCGTATCTGAGTTCAAGATGGGTGTGAATGTTGCCTTCTTGGATGAGATTGCTTCTTTCATTATCTAATTAAAAAGGTGGGTAATCTTTCGGGGTTACCCACTCTTTAATAACGCTTAAAAATTATTAAAAATGGCTTGTGCTTTAACACAAGGATACACACTCGATTGTCGGGAAAGCTTAGGCGGTATCAAAGCAGTATGGCTGATTGCTCACGCTAACGTGAGTTCAGTTACAGAGGCTTCAGGTATCGTTTCTGCTATCACGAAGTCGGCTGGTAAGGTATTCTACAAATATGAGTTAGTAAAGAATACAGGTGCTTTGACTGAAACCATTACCGCTTCTGTTGAGAACGGAACTGTGTTTTATGCCCAAGAGATGACTGTCGTTTTGAACAAACTCCAAGCTAATACAAGAAATGAAATCTTGTTATTGGCTAAAAATACTCTGATGGCTGTTGTGCAAGATGCTAACGATAAATATTGGTTAGTAGGTCGCTACACAGGATTGGATGTAACAGGTGGAACTGCTGCCACCGGAACTGCCCAAGGAGATAGAAGTGGTTACTCACTTACTTTCACAGGCGGAGAAAAGGAACTTGCTCCTGAGGTTAGCAGCTCAATCATTGCAGGTTTAACTTCCTAATTGCTTTCGTAGTTCGTTATAGGTAGGTAGATTAGAGCCATCCCTTTGGGGTGGCTTTTTTCTTTGTTGTAAAATTCATTGATTTTTCTATTTAGTGGTATGATATATTTAACGAAGGGGCAGACAAATTCTATCATATTGACATTGAAGGAGAAGCAGACCTTAGCCTCTCCTAATTATCTTTTCGTGTTTACGCATCGTGGTAGCAATATTGTGAGAAGTTTTGTTTTATTACAAGCTGCAAATATCTCGGCACATAAAGAAAGATATGATGAGTTTTCGATTGTAACGAACACCTATTTTGCTACTTACGATAGTGGGGAATGGGAGTACGAGATTTATGAGCAGACATCTTCGACAAACACCGACCCTACATTGGCTACTTCTAAAATAGAAACCGGGATAATGAGATTAAACGATGCGACCTCTTTTGCCTATACGAAATATCAAACAAACAATACATTTATAGTACGATGATGGATAACATAATTATATTAAACTTTGCAGAGGCAAAGCAGCCAGAGTATAGAGAAAAGAAAGGTCAGGGGTATATTGAGTTCGGAGAAAGAAACGACTATCCTAACTATCTTTTGTCTTTATATAACAAAAGTGCAAAGCATAACGCAATCGTTCGTGGTAAAGTAAACTATATTACTGGAAACGGATGGGCAACAAAAGAGCAAGATGCAGCCGCAGAGTTGTTTATCAACAAGCCTAACGAGTACGAGAATTTGACAGATTTAACTCGTAAGGTATCGATTGATATTGAGGTATTCGGTGGGGCTTATTTAGAGGTTATCTGGTCGCAGATTGGAGGCAAGATTGCGAGTTTGTGCCATATTGATTATACAAAGTTGAGGTCGAATAAAGACAATACTCAGTATTGGTATAAGAGTAATTGGGAAGATAGAAAAGAGCAAGTCGAGGTTATCCCTGCTTACAACACTTTGAATAAGGTTGGTAAGCAAATTTTATATATCAAGGAATACAGACCCGGATTAGATACCTATGCTTTGCCTTCTTATATGGGTGCGTTAAATTACATTGAAAGTGATGTCGAAGTTTCAAGGCACGTCTTAGGAAATGCTCAGACAGGGTTCTCGGCTTCTAAGTTAATTACTTTACCGAATGGCGAGCCTTCTCCTGATGAGAAACGAAATATCGAAAGAAGATTTACCGATAGATTTTCTGGTTCAGATGGTAAGAAGTTTATACTTTCTTTTGTTAGTGATATTGCTAAAAAACCAGCCGTTGAAGATTTAGGTGCATCCGACTTGACTAAGGAAGATTTTAATCAGGTCGATAAGATGATACAACAAAATATCTTTGCAGGTCATCAGATTACCACTCCATCTTTGTTTGGTGTATTGGTAGAGGGTTCTTTGGGTACTCGTTCGGAAATTCGTGATGGGTACGAAGTATTTAAGAATACATACGTTAACGATAAGCAGCAATTTTTAGAGAGTATCTTTAACAAGTTGGCTAAGATTAACGGAGTTTCAACTGAACTTTATATCAAACCTGTTGAGCCGATTAGCTTTGAATTTAGCGAGTCGATTATTGCGGCCAACGCTCCTAAGGAGTGGATATTAGAAAAGATTGGTATCGACCCAAATCAATATCAGAATGTCGCTACTCCTGAGCCTACTCAGGCGATGGTTAACGAGCATCTGAAAGGAATGAAAGGTAGGGAATGGCAGAACTTCCAAAGGATTATCAGGGAGTTTAACAAGGGAAAGATAACCCGGCAGCAAGCGGTTTCAATGTTGAAGCAGGGGTATGGCTTGGATGATGATGCGGTAAACACTTGGTTAGGGGATGATACTTACGAGGAAAGGTTTGATGATATTGATAGCACAATCAACTTATTCGCTCAATTTGGGGAGAATGTAGATAGCTACAAGGTGGTGGCTCGTAAGAAGATGTTTACAGGCGATTTAGAGGCCCAAGAATTGGCTTTCAGGGATGAGGTAATAGATGATACCACCGATAAGAAAATACTCGATACAATCGCCAAAAACAAGCGTATTCCATACGAGGATATTGCCAAGGCCTTAGAGATTGAAAAGGAAGAGGTATTGGATAGGATTAGCAAGTTGGTTGCATTGGATGTTTTGGATTACGACCCCGAAACAAAAATCAGCAAACTAAAAAAACCCTTGAAAGAAATTATCGATGAGCCGGTAAAGACAACCTTTCTGGTAAGATATGAATATTCTTGGGATTATCTAAGAACTGAT